CTGCGCCATGTCGATAGTTGTGCCCTGCGGCGGGATAGCCTTGTTGTCGGCATTGACGACCACAGCCACCTTAGACTTTAGTTGAATAATCTCGTTGTTGGCAGCAGAAAGCGAACTCATGAGATAGACGACGCAAGAGAACAGGATGGGGATGCCAGCGAAGACGATCTTCTCGACCAGCGCGCCCTTGGAAGCGTTGGCGGCCATCTCAAGGGCAATCTTTTCCTGCTTCTCTTCGGTTGTACTCATTTATCCGCCTTCCCATCCAGCTTGTCATAGATGCGCTTGAACATGTCCTCGATGTGGTCCATGCGCTTGTCCATGTCATCCTTGCGGACATAGTTGATCGGCAGATCCACTTCTATCTGGTGGAGGTCAGCCTTCAACGCCTGAACGGCCTCCCAGAGCTGACGGGCAAACCAGCCGACGACAGCAAGGGTCGCCCCGATGGCCATGTTAATCGTGCTTTGATCCACCGGGGCCATTCTTTTTTAAGCCGCTTCAGCTTCGGAGGTGTCAACGGCAACGGGCGCCATTGCTGCAACCTGACCTTCAGCCTGAAGCTTGATCTCGGCAATCAGGTCGGCAACCTCCACGAAGGGACGGGCGCCGAGAGCCGCAAGAACCGAGTTCCAAGCTTGAATTGGCAGTGTGATGTTGATGTTATTGTCCATGCTCATTCCCCTCATTGGTCAACGGGCCGATAATCGCCGTTGATGTTTCCCTGTCTATCACAAGAATGCCCTCACAGCACACGTTCCACTGTTCCCCATCTCGCTCGTCCCAGACTGGGACAGTGATGCGCAAGTGCTTGAACAAGCGTTCCTTGCCATCTTCGAACACGCGCCAAACATGCTCGACCGTCCCTCTGCCCGGTTGTCCCCGTGATTGGTTGAACCGAATACAGAACTTACTCAAATCACCTCAGCATCATTGACAGGACAAGCCGTTGGCGCGGCATTCTGCACACTGACATTGAAGTGAATGAAACGCATAGGCTTGCTTGCCGCATGGCGCGTGAACGAGTGGGCCAACCAAGCATTGGCGAACATGACGGTGCCAGCCTCTGGCACGAAGTTGATCATGTTCGATGCAGCCGTCGCCTGCGACATATCTTTCTCCGGGAGGTTCAACTGGACCTTGCCAGCCTTGGGGTCATGGAACACAACCCGCGAGCTGTTCTCAGGAACGTCGATGAAGTAGAAACCAACGAGCTGAGACCCGTAGCCATGCACATGCTGCTCCATCGCAGAATGCTTGTGATGCTCCTGACACCAAAACTCCGTGAAGTAGGTGCCGAAGTGCTGCATGGCATAGCCTTGGCTGTCCAAGATTTCCCAAGCCGACTGCGCGATGAAGTTGGCAAGGTCCAGCATCCGGGGATCGCTGTTGAGATTTCCCGTCATAATGACAGGGTAAATATCATTCAGCTTCTTGATCTCTTTCTTCTTCTCAGCAATCGCTTCCGTCACAACCTTCTTGGCTGCGGGAAGAAATTGCGGAGCCTTGACGCTATAGATCATCGTCGGGAAATGCCAGAAAGCTTCCATCTTCATCTCTGATGATGGTTCTTTCTCTGGCGCTTCACTTTCTCCAAGCTGGCTAACTTTGCACATCATAACCCCCTTATGGTGCAGGCTTCGGACAGACCCAGCGGCAAGTTTCAACATTCAACGTGCAAGCTGGATCAGGTTGCGGCGGTATAAAGGCATCCAGCACTGGATCATAGGTAAACCCAATGCCTGCATAATTCTTGCGGAAATTCTTGTTGTAACTGGTTTGCTTCCAGATAGTGTCAGTGCCATACAGAGATTGACAGAACGCCACTCCGATAGGCTCGCTTTCAGGAAACGGCAAATTGTCAATCGTGTCATTGTTCACTGCAACGACATCAGTAACAATTGAGTTTTCGTTTAGTTGAGCGAAATATGCCATTTTACCTTCTCCTTATACCTTCAAAGTTCCAGAGCCGGTGAACTTATAAACACGATAACCTCCGGTGCATGTGAACGTAGGCGAACCTGTTGTTGTGGCTGTTGGATAAGTATTCGGATAGCGGATAAAAACAATGCCGGAGCCACCCTGTATGTTGCCGCCACAACAGCCGCAACCATAAATTCCGCCGCCGCCGCCACCTGTATTAACGGTTGCATTGCTATTGCAGGGCGGATTGCCAGCCGCGCCGCCGCCAGAACCCCCAGCGCCGCCGTTGCCACCGCCAGAGCCGGAACCGCCGCCGCCGCCAGCATATGTTCCGCCGAAAATTGATGATGTCAAACCAGCGCCGCCAGCAGCACCCGCAAAACCAGTGGCGGTTCCGCCCACAGCGCCAGCGCCGCCGCCGCCGCCTTGTCCTGTGCTGCCAGACCGCCCGCCGCCAGCGTTTCCTTGCCCGGAGACGCCTGAACCGCCGCTTCTTGTGCCGCCACCACCACCACCACCACCAGAACCTCCGTTTGAACCGTTCGATCCATTTCCCGGAACGCCGTTAGCATATCCACCGCTGCCGCCGCCGCAGGCTGTTATAGTTGAAAGGCAAGCGCCGGAAATACTTGAATTTGAACCATTCGATAGATAGCTGCTCCCGCCCCCAACAGTGATTGTGTAAGTTACCCCTGTTTTTCCTGTGGCTGAAGAAGTTAAATAACCGCCCGCGCCACCGCCGCCGCCGCTACCGCCAACACCAGTTCCTCCAGCGCCGCCACCAGCAACAACAAGATAGCAGAACGTGACAGGCGCAGAGCCGCCACCAGCGCCAAGAAGGACGTTGTAGATTGACATTATGTCAGCCCCCCACCAGTGATGACGAATGTGTTTGAAGCCACACAGAACACTGTGCAAAGACCGCGCTGCGCCAGTGTCCTGTTGCCGGTTGAAGCAGTGCCAACATTGTACATCGTGACAGAGCCGCCCTGCGTGATCGTCTGGCTCGACGCCGAGTTGTTGTAGATCGTAACCGACTGGCCAGTTGTGAAGATGCCAGAAGGAACCGTCACGCCGCCAGTGGTGATGTTGATATATTTCCCGCTATCGGTGGCGACAAGGGTGTAGCCAGTCGTCTGGGTGTTTTCAGGGACAGTTCTGACATTGCCAATGCTGTCGCTGATTGAAGCACTGGCGCTGATCGTTGCCGCAGTCAACGTGCCAGTAAGCGTAGGCGATGCGGACAGCACATTGTTGCCAGAACCGGTACTGGTTGTGACACCAGTGCCGCCGTTAGTAGCTAAAAGAACGCCAGAAGAATTGACGCCTTCAGCTAAGATGGACAGGTTGCGAGAGATGGTCATTGGACTTCCTCAACCAATTTCCAAGAGACTGTTGGCTCGTCCCAGACATATTGCTGTCCATCATCAGGATAAGCAACAGGCGCGGCCCATAGCCAAGTGGATTGATCTAAAACCCACGAGCCATAAGGCTGCGGCGCGTAAAACACATCGTTCTGCGGGTCGTAGGTGTAACCCACGCCAGCGTAGTTGCCACGGAGAGAAATACCGCCATCAGGCTCACCGTCTGGCCCGTAGTGGACGCCGCCACGGGTGTTGTAGCTGGTCTGTATCCACGAACCGGGCGAGCTATCGACAAACGTGTCGAAAAACTCCGGCTCCGCAACGATGACCTGAATGACTTTGCCATCCAGAACCTTACAGAAGTGGCTCATGCCGTATAGCTCCCTGATGCCGTAAACTTAATGATGGTGTTGCTGCCTGATGTGGTCACGGTGGGCGATCCAGTTGTGACGCCAGAGTAAAACGCAGTTGGAATGGATAGGATGACAACGCCTGAGCCGCCTGCGCCGCCCGCATTGGTGCCTGCATTATATGCGCCACCACCGCCGCCGCCGCCTGTATTCGCTGTGCCAGCCGTACCAACTGCCTGTCCCGAAACACCATTTCCGCCAGCGCCGCCGCCGCCAGCACCGCCAGCACCACCATTTTTGTTTGTTATTCTATTATCACCACCGCCGCCGCCGCCACCGGCATAAGTTACAGAAGAACCTGTAATAGAAGATGCAGTGCCAGCGCCACCAGAGCCAGCCGGACCACTACCAGCCGTAGCATTTGAACCGACTGCACTTGAACCGCCTCCACCACCACCAATTCCATAGCTTGAACCATCTGTTGCCGAAGTGCCCCCGGCAAAACCCTGTCCAGATGTCCCGGAGCCGCCAGTCCCGTTACCGCTTCCGGGGGAGCCGCCGCCACCAGAACCGCCAGCAGCGCCGTTACCCGCTGTTGGATAACTTGCGCTACCACCGCCACCGCCGCCAACTGTAGCTGTAATGCCTGTCAATGTAGATGATGAGCCAGATGTTCCGGCAGAGCCTGCTCCGATACTACCTGCGCCGCCGCCACCAACAACAACAGAATAAACACTTCCGGGAATGAGACTAAAGGAGCCGGTTAATAACCCGCCCGCGCCGCCGCCACCGCCCGGCGAATATCCGCCGCCGCCGCCGCCAGCAACAACTAAATACGATGCTCCGTAAACATTGGTGGTGTTAATGCCAGAATAAGCCACCCACCCCTGCGTTGCGTCGATATATACGAATGCAATCGACTCCCGCCGTATTCCCAATACAATGTCAGAGGCAGTACCATTAATGTTTGAGCTATTGCGTCCAACCGTCACATTATTTGTCGCCCATGTTCCTGCATAGTCCGTCAATTGCACATAGTTGCCCGCAGAGGGACTGGCAGGGAGCGTGACGGTTATAGCGCCGGATGTGGTGTTGATCGGATAACCATTGCCGCTTACGGCAGTGAAATTGCCAGTTTGGACAGATTGCCAAGATAACCCGCCACCAGCAGCAGGCGTTGCCCATGTGCCATCGCCGCGCCAGAAGGTGCTGGATGACGCGCCAGTGCCGCTATTGAGGTTTGTAACAGGGAGATTGGTCACACCTTGAATTGTTGTCGCGTTTGTCCAGACGGCAAGCTGGTTAGCGGTTGGCGTTCCGCTAATTGCAGCACCGCTAGGTGTTCCGCCTGCGGTTGCAATCACATCAACCAGATCACCAACCGCTGCGGCAACAGCCAGAACAACTGCCGTGCCAGAAGTAGCAGTGTAATCCGCTGGGCTAAGAAGAACACCGTTCAAGTAAACTTGAACGTAGCCAACAGTGTATGTCGCGCTAAAGCTTGTCTGCCCAGCGGTGGCTGTAAAGGTCGTGCGGGTATAAGTACCGCCGCTGGCAGAAGCCCATGCTGGCACACCCCCAGAAAGGGTCAGCACATAGCCATTGGTGCTGGCGGCAAGCTTCGATAAGGTATTGCTGGCCGAAGCATAGAGAATGTCGCCGGTAGCATAGGTGGAAAGACCCGTGCCGCCAGAAGTCGCCCCCAGTGTCCCGGCCAGTGTGATTGCACCAGTCGATGAACTGCTAGGCGTCAAGCCGCTCAGGGATGTTTGGAAGCTTGTCACGCCACCTGTAGAAGCAGCCCATGTAGGTACACCGGCAGCAAGGGTCAGAACGTAACCGTTAGTTCCTGCCGCAAGCTTGGACCATGTGTTTGTCGAAGACCCATAAAGAATGTCACCAGTCGCAACGGTTGTCTGGCCCGTGCCACCGTAAATAGCGCCAATCGCCGTACCGTTCCAAGTGCCAGCTGTGATGGTCGTGAACGCGCCAGTCGATGGGGTTGTTGCGCCAATTGATGCCCCATTGATCGTGCCGCCCGTAATCGTGACAGAATTGGCGTTCTGGGTGGACATCGTGCCAAGGCCGGTGATGTCCGTGCTTGGGATTGTGGAAGATGCCGTGAATGCGCTTGTTCCGCTGCCCTTCACATAGCCTGTGAGTGTCGTCGCGCCAGTACCTCCCTGCGCCACAGTGACTGTGCCAGATGTTATGGCAGAAGCATTGATGGCAATGGAGGTGCTGCTGGCGGCTGTGAGCTGACCCTGAGCGTTGACCGTAAATGTGCCGACCGAGGCAGCGCCACCATAGGAAGCTGCCGTCACTGCGGTATTGGTGATGCTGAAGGTGCTGCCAGCAAGTGTAAGGCCAGTGCCAGCAATGTAAGAAGCTTGTGAACCAAATTGCAGGAAAACAATGCCTGTCGTCCCAACCGTTATTGGGAGAGGAGTTTGCTGTACCCACGATGTATTAGCATTTGATGTCCCAGAAAGAACCAGCAAGAAATCGCCAGCATCAATCTCGTTTGTGCCAGTTCCGCTGGTGTCATAGTCAGTTGCGCGGGTCATCACCCATCCTGCAACGCCTGAGCCAACGCTGGTGACGTTGTAAACGCCATTGTAAGCAGAATTGCTTTCATCCTTCACAAGAACGCGAAGGCCAATGTCTGCGGGAGAAACGAAAGTATGCCCATCAACCGCCAAGGTCGAAAATGGCGCTGTTTTTGTCAGTGTTGCTCCAACGCCTGAAGCACCATTGTTATACAGGACTGTTCCAAGATCGGCGGTCGTCGCGTAGTTACAAGCTTGGTGGAAGTTTAGTCCCTGCGCAACGCTATCAACATAGAGCTTATTGGCAATGTCCGTGTCGTTTGTTGGAGCAGTGCTGATTGTGCCGGTTGTCAGGGCAACAGCATTGATAGCGGTGCTGGAAGCCGAAGTAAGCTGGCCCTGAGCATTGACAGTGAAAGTACCGACAGAAGATTGAGAGCCATACGAGCCAGCCGTAACAGCCGTGTTGGCAATGCTAATTGTGCCGGAAGCCGTTATTGGACCGCCTGTTAAGCCCGTACCAGTTGCAACTGAGGTGACAGTTCCCACGCCAGCCACAGACGACCAAACAGGATTTGCCCCAGACCCCTGAGTTTGGAGAATTTGCCCGGATGTACCCGGACCAAGCTCTGTCCATCCAGAAGCATTGCGATATAGAATGCTACCTTGAGTAGCGCCAGAAGACGCATCAATCGCCGCGGAGAGGGTTGAACTGTACCGAGCGGAAGCAAGAATGCCAGATGTAATATTGCTGGCATTCGTCGTATCAGTCGTCGCAGAAGGAGCCAGCCCAGAAACAGCCGCAGCGTTAATCGCAATTGGCGTATTGGTAACACTATCAAGCTGACCACTGGCAAGGACATTGAATACCGGAACTTGTGAGGCAGAGCCATAAGTTCCGGCCACAACGCCTGTCGGGCCAATGCTGGGTGACGGCACAGAAAGCGTTTGCCAAGACGGCGCAGATGTTGTTCCGGTTGCAGTAAGAACTTGACCGTTAGTGCCGGAGGTTAGCGCAAGCCAAGAAGACGCACCGCGATAAAGAATTGTCCCTGTCTGTGTCCCAAACGTGTCGAGGATGGCGCTTGGGGTGACATCAGAAGGGGTAGACAACGAGCCAGACAGGTTGCCCTTGATCGTCCCGTTTGCCATCGTGGCAAGATAGGCATTCGTAATGCTCTGCGTAGGCAGAGAAATTGTAACTGCCGTCCCTACGGTGCTGGATGTAATGGGGGCATTGGCAGTGATGCTATAAATGCCAGTCGCGGGATAATAGGCGGAGGCGACATAAGAACCAATTTGAGCAGTCGTAATCCGCACTGACGAACCAGACTGGACAGCCTCAAGCTGTTCTGTGCCATTGAGCGAAGTGCCAGCAGCAAGATTGGGGATCTGTACGACGCTCATGTCAACGGCCCTGTCTTTGGAACGGTCGTGTTATTATACGGCAATCCGGGATCATTGCCACCAGCATCGGCAGGGACAGTCGGGCTTGTGCCGGGCTCTGTGTTGAGGCCGCCCGGCGGCTCGCCAGTTTGCTGCGTGACGCGGGTGCTGTAGGTCTGCGTGATGCGCGAAGCGCCCCTGATCACAGGGATGCCCGTGACAGGATCGACCGTGTTCGTGCCAGAGGTCGTGCGCGTGTTCTGCTCCGCCGTGACGAAGTCCTGAAGACGAGGGTTCTGGATCGGAACCGGGTCTGCCGGGATCACGATGGCGCGAAGCTGTTCCTGCGGCGTGTCAAAGCAGGGAGTGCAGACGAGGAGGCGCTTGTTGATCAGCGAGGCGCCAGCCCAATCGAACTGCCATTTGAGATCAACATGATTGTAGCGAAAGCCGCAGCGGTCGCATATCGCATGCGCCTGCGGTGACGTTGCGCTTGTTCTGGCTCGACCGGCTTGTGAGGCGTATCCCATAGGGCCTCCTTATGGCCGGTAATAGCCCGCAATCTGGGGCGAAATGTATTGCTGGGCCGTCTCGACGTTCTGTTCAGCGGCGACGGCATAGGCCTCGTCGGCGAGCGGCTTGAGGAGCTGCGCCTTGTCTGGCGCCCAGATGATCGCCAATCGAGCCGCAAGGCCGTAGGCGAAGGCGTCCATCCAGAGGTAGGGGATCTCGACCTGTGTGCCATTCGACAGGTTGGCGTCCTGTATCTGGCGGACGCGATAATACTTGAGGTATTGCGCGCTCGAACCATCAGGAACGGGCCAGAGGGTGACGGTCGGGTTGGGCGAGATCAGGCGGTCGAACCAGAATGTTGTCGTGAAGCCTTCGGTCTCCTTGTTCGGATAGCTCGCATATTCCGTGCGGCTCACCGGCAGGATAATGCGGTCGATAGGCTGGCCGTTGCCATCGTCGATGACCATGTAGGCGTCGAGCATGGTGACGGTGTTCAGATCGACATTATAGGTCTTCTGGCCCTGCACTAGCGGGACCGTGACGAGGTCAACCGCCCACAGGTTGACGCCACGATTGCTCCAGTTCGCGCACAGCATGTTGGCGGCCATGCGGGCCGCTTCCATGTGTTCCTGAAGCAGGGACGTGTTCCTGAGCCCAATGAGATTGTACGCATAGAGCGTGATCTCGCCGAGCGACGGATTGAAGGCGTAGGTGCCGCTCGTTGCCATCTTCTATCCCTTAGACGGGGCCAGCCTGAACGATGTTAGCCGTCACCGTGCCCGTGTTGGCAGACACATTGAGCGAGATGGCGCGGCAGGGGATCGTGATGGCGCCAGCAACAGCCGCCGACCCAGACGTGAAGCCGGGGGCGATAAACCATGCCGCAGAAGCCGCCGAGTAGCCATCAGCATTCGGATCGTCGAGGGAATACTCGACGGTGAAGGTCGCAGTCGCGCTGAGAGAGACGGCCACGCCGATGTTGAAAGGGGTCTGGAAGTCATCGACGACGCAGATGGTGCTGCGGCCAGTTCCAGTCTTGGTAAGCGCCTTGTACTGCATGTTATTTCCCCTTGCTGCGGGCCGCCGCAGCGTTGTCGATCAGGTTGGGATAGGGACGGCCTGCGGCGCGGGCGTTGGCCTTAGCGGACTGAACCTGTTTGCGGTTCAGGTGCTTTACTTTCGCGTCCTTGGGGGCGTCTTTCTCCCAGAAGGGCTTCTTTTCCATCTCAGCAATCCCACTTCCTGAGCGACTTGTTGATGCGGCTGTCAGGATCTGCGGCCTTCGCAGAGCCGGTCAGCTTGCGCTTCATGCCGGTCATTCTAGCACAGAAGCTGTCCTTGCGAGAACCGCCTTCGGGCTGCGGGCGCTTGATGTCATGCCCTTGGGCTTTCAGTGAGGCGCGTCCCTTGGCGTTTAGGCCACCCTCCGGGTTCTTGCCTTCCTTGCGCGTCCAAGCACCAGACATTGCAGTCTCCATGCGAATGCGGGGGCACAGAGGCCCCCGCCGTGAACCACCAAGCCGGGGAGGCGAGCTTAGTAGTTCGCACCCTTGCCGCGAGGCGTACCAGACGCCGCAGACGACATGACGCTGCCGCCGCTCTTGCGGGGCTTGCGACCGGCATGAGCGGAGGACATGACGCCCTCGGCCTTCATGCCGACCTTGCCGCCCTTTTTGAAGCCGCCGGTGGGCTGCATCATCTCAGAGGCGACCTTGCTGTTGCCGCCGGAGTAGGCGGTGTGCGACTTAGCTTCGCGAGTTCCAGACTTACCCTTCATGGTGATCTCCTGTGGCTTAGGCGTTGGCGGCCTGAATGTAGCGGACGACGAGAGTGCCCGCGCCGGGCGTGGCGCTGGGTGCGCCAGACAAGACGTAGATGATGTCATCGCCGGACCCAGTGTTCACCCAGAGACCCGTGCGGGTCGCATCAGTGCCGGGGGTAAGTGCGAGACGACCAATCGCATTGGCGTTCGTCGCCGCAACCAGTTCGGTGGCGGTGGCGGAGGTGCCGACGCTGATGGTGTAGGTCGTCGTGGCGCTGGACCAAACAGTCGTGACAAACAGATCAATCGCGACGATTGTGCTGTTGGCCGGGATGCAGATGGTCGTCGCTGCGGCAGTCGCAGACTGCGTAATAGCGACTTGCTGAGACATTTCGACGAAGCCGACGTTCTTGATCGTACCGGCAGTGGTGCCGGTCGTATTCAGAACATCGCCAGCCTTGATAGGGCCAGTGAAAGTAGAAATAGCCATAAAGGCCTCCTGCACGATGAGATCACGCCGTCTGTGCAGCGTCCGCTAGGCCGGTCTGCGTGATCGTTTGCCTAGAAAGAAGGGCGGGACCGAAGCCCCGCCCCAATGACTTAGGTGGGGAACGCGCCGTAGATCGAGCGCCAGTTGTAGTAACCGAAGCTGTAACGCTCGTAGCCCTTGACGAGAAGATTGTCAGTTGTGAAGTCAACCTGCATATCTGTCTCGAATTTAATGCGCTCCATGTAGGAGAGCCCATCAATGTTCGTGAGCAGGAACCATGCGCGGGCAGAAGTCAAATAGTCGTTGACCATGTAGCCTTCGGGAAGGCCGCCTGCCGTGGACATAATCGCGTTCACGTCATTGTCCGCCGTGCCGGGGCGCAGCTCAGTCTTCGTCAGGCGGATCGCCACCGGCTCAAGAGCGGGCGGGATAACCAGACGACGACCGCGAGCAAACACCTTCAGACCGGCCTGATCGCGGAAGTTCGTGCGGATGGCGATCATGCCAGCCAGCAGCGTGCTCTCGTTCAGGTCGTTCGTGGTGGAGTTCGAGATCGTGCCACCGTCGATGGGGTGG